CAGCGGTTGCACAACGGGAACCCGGGGCCCTTCGCCTGCCCAGACCCGGCCCCAGGCTCTACCGCTGTCCACAGCCATGCTGTTGTTTACGATAGTACACGAATTTTTTGTTCACGTGGTTGCAAACCGCCGAAGTTTCGACTACAGTTCCTCCTCAAATCAAGGCCGGCCAAACAGCCTCTGATCGGAACTCGACAAAAATCGAAGTTCTGCTTCAGGTCGTCCCCGAACGCTTTTGAGCAAATCGAAAGGTTCCCCCGGACCCCCTCCAAAGTGTGGGGTTCTGGTGAAGTCCTTTCTCCCTCAAGAGATTCCGTTGAGGAAAAAGTTGGGGAGAGGTTGCATAATTTACAGAAACCAGATATCCTGATCCCATGACGGTGGTGGAAAGGACTTTAATGACCGATCCTTCTCAACCAAAGAAGGGCCGAGGAGAATCGCGCCTCAAGAAACAGCAACGCGCCAAAGCCGAGGCTGTCCCTGAGGAGGAGATTCAGGAGATTTACCGATATTGGGCGGAGATCATGAGGCCCGGGCGTACCAGGCTGCCGGCACTCGATGATAAGCGCCGGCTGAAAGTTGCATCAGCCATTGCCGACTACGGGGTCGAGGACTGCAAGAAGGCAATCGACGGCTGCCGGAGTTCAGACTTCCACATGGGCCGCAACCGCCAGAAGAAGAAGTATGACGATCTCGAACTGATCTTCCGGGATCAAGACCATGTCGAGCGATTCCTCTCAATGGTCCCTAGTGCTGGAGAGGTTGACTGGTGACCAAGGAAGAACTCGAAGACCTCGTACGGTTCTCCTTCGCTCTGTGGAACAAGGAACTCTTCGAAGCCGATAGGCGGGACATCTGCCGGGCGTGGTATGAGGTCCTGAAAGATTTACCCGCCGAAGACGTCCGCCGAGAAATTACCCAACTTTCTTTGGTAGAAAAATTTCTGCCTAATCCGGGGGCAATCCGAAGGGCGTACAAAAAAGCCCGAATGGAAAACCCCCCTCCGACACCCCAACAATTCTGGGCCCACATTCAAACCCTCATAAAAAACCAGAATTCTGGTACCCATCAAATTGTGGGGAATCGCCATCCTGTCGAAGTCTCGGCCCTCGCCGAACTCGGGGCTGTGGCCTTCACGCTCTCGACGAACGGAGATCGAGAGTACGCTCTGGACGTGTACGACAGGCACCTCAAGGAGTGGCTTGTCAAGGAGTTAACGGTGGTGGAAAGCAATGCGTAAGAACCCAGGTCGGCCGATTAAAGATCCCACAGGGGATCGCAGTACCGTGACCATGAAGATCAGCGCTGATGACAAGCGGCTGATCATCGCCCAGGCCAACGCCTATGGCATGACAATCACGGAATACGTGCTCACCCTGGTCGAGAGGGACGCAGGCTCGTGAAAGCCTCGGTCGCCAAGTACCCGAGCCGGATGTACAACATCGTGCTCAGGGTCAAAGGCTCGATGAAGAACGAAATACTTGCACACAGCAAGAAACACAACATGTCTCTCAGCGAGTACATCCTGTACTGCGTCTGGGAACACATGCGCTCCGAGCGCGGAATACCAGTACCAGGGCCGAGTCAATACGCTTTGACGACGCCACAAGAACAAATTGCGGCCTACCTCGCCGGCGAGACCCTTCTCACCCCCTGTGGGAAGACTTCGTGCGACATGACGGTGGTGGAAGTGTCCGGACTATCGTTCTGCAACACCTGTAATGTGAGGATCCAATGATTACCTACCACCCCGAAACCGACATGTTCTCCATGAAGGCCGATGCGATGTGCCACGGCGTCAACACCAAGGGCGTCCTCGGTGGCCTAGCCCAGACCGTGATGTCCTTCTTCCCCGAGATGGGCGAACTCTACAAGTCGATGTGCACCCAGGGCACCCTGCAGGGCGGCGACATGATGGCCGTCCGCTACGAGGAGTCCGAAAACAAGGTGTGGATCTACAACCTGGCCACTCAGGTCGAGCCTGGGGCGAATGCCCAACTAGCCCTGATCCAGGACTCGATGGAGAAAATGAAGACTCATGCCAAGGAAAACGGCGTCTCGACGATCAACTGCCCCCAGATCGGGTGCGGTATCGGTGGCCTGGTCTGGTCCGAGGTGAAGGAGATCCTGGAGATGATCTTCGGCGACGATCCCGACATCACCCTGAATGTGATCAGTCTGACCACATTTGACTCAGAGTCGGACGAAGCGGCCTAACCCCCCGCTTCTTCTGCTCAGAGGCCAACTGCCTGCTGGTCATTCCAGCCCATACCCCATGCATATCCGCAGGTGGGAACTCTAGGGCGTACTCCAGGCAATCCTTGGCCACCTTGCACTCAGCGCAAATAGCCCGTGCTTCCTGGATGTATGTGATGTCCTTGTGTTCTTTGGGGAACATCAGGTGGGTTTTCCCTTTGCAGTTGGCATTACCCATCCACTCGTAAGCGTGTATATCTCCGAGAATACCTAGTGGGATATTTTTTTCGGGCATTTTAGTGGGCCATCCCTAACCGTGCGCCTTCTGCGTGTGGACGGTGATCGGGGGCCCTGTGTGCGGGTCGAATATCCCAGCGATTTCCACCGCACGGTGGGCGAGTTGTTTTGCAGTTGCCTCCGTGAGGTGAGGTTTCTTCAGTTCCCCCGTCAAAGCCGTTAATGCCCCCATGGCGTAGTCGCTTCCTGAGCCGATTGCGTAGATTCCCGTTCCTTCACTAATCCATGAGTAGTCTCCGTCTATTAGGTATATGGAGCCTTGGATGGCCACGAGAATCGTTGAGGAATGTTGCGCGATGTGTTCTGCGTCGCGTTCTTTTGTTGCGTAGCCCTGTTTCTCGAAGCAATCTCGGAGTTCTGGGATGAACCTGGTCGTCATGAACTTGTCCAAATCCACGGTTCTTGTGGTGGGTTTGGGCGGCTCGAACAGGTGTTGCAGGATATTGATGGCTCGGACATCCCCAGCAGTGCCAATCAGGTACGGGCCATTCTCGGCCACCTTGGAGTAGCCCTTCTTGGCAGTATGCACCTGGTAGACGTAGCCGTCGTCAGATATCGACGAAATGCGGGAGTCGGCACACAGGACAGCGAAGTTCTTTCCTTGGATTCCAACTACTGTCGTCATGGTAATTCCTGGTTTGTTTAAGCGAAAAGGGGGATGAGGGGCTCAGATGATGGCGAGTTCTGACCAGCCATCCTCAGAAACGCAGAAAGTCAGGGTTCCGGCTCGTGTGCTCACCCCATAGGCATCTTGGAAGTATTCCCCTACTGGCACGATTGACGGGCATACGAAGAGTGCTCGTCCTTCCTGCTCCTTGGCATTGAAGTGGTGGTAATGGCCAGTTACGAGGATGTCGGCATCTGCCACGCCAGGATGAGCCCTTCCGTGGGCCTGGTCTTTCCACCAGTTCCATACAGCCTGGGCAGCATTGTTGCCTGCTTTACTCAGGTGTCCGTGGGTAAAGGCAATAATCTTTCCGTTTATTTCCATCGAAGTTGTGAGACGTTCCCCGGGGATTCGCCAGGAAATGTTCGGGAAAGCCTCATCATTCATGGAAAAAGCCTCCGCCAACTGCTCGAAGACAGCAACATCGTCGTTGTCCCCTGTAGTTGTGAAGGCTTTGCCGTTCAATCCTCTGTTTTCGCCGTGGTTTCCACCGACCGCAGTGACTGTGACCTTCTCGGCCAGTGGTGCTATCGCCATGACGATATCCCTGATACCACGCCGGACGATCTTCATTTGGTCTCGGCGGTCAACCTCGATACGGAACTGCTGAGCAGGGTAATGTCCGCACGTTCCCTCGACCAGGTCCCCAAGGCCGGCAATGACAACGTGGCCAATATCGACCCCAGACTTCCTCAGGCCCTTGATCCTGGAGGTGATCTTTTCGGGCAGGGCAGCGATCTCCTGCACCTGTTTTGTCACTCCACCGCCGTCTCGGTTGCCAGTTTGCCAGTCTGAGAGCGCAACGACAAAAGTTACACCCCCTGTAGGGGCCGGTTTTGAGGGCTTTTTAGCCTTAGCAATCTCATGATATATCGACTCAAGATCGCCGATACTTTGACCCTTGAGGCGTATCTCTGCTTTGTAGGAATAACAGATCGTGCTATACGCGGATTCACCAGGCGCATCTCGCTTCCACCCGTCGAACGAGGTCCAGCGGATCGTGTCCCCAACGATTTCGTAGACATTGGGATCGAGCCCTCTAGCGACCAGGAGCGACGACCAGTCTGTGACCGGCTCGAAAACCGCATCGGTAGTGATAGTCCCCTTTTTGCCGTCCCAGACGACCCCAGGCTCCCACCCGGAGGGCGTGGCCTTCTTCTTGACGGCATCTTCGAGTTCGGCCTGACCCTCGACTGCAGCAAGCCTCTTAGAGAGATCGCTCATGAATCCTCCTTGCATCGGCAAAAGCCTTTTCGGTGTTGGCTGACGACAGTCCTGTCGACCCGATGACCCTCTTCTAAGAAGGCCATATGGATCGAACGGGTTGAGGCCGGGGAATCCAAGGCGCTTTGGGCGGCCTGCTGGTCCTCTGGACTCAGGGTCGAGAGGATGTACCCAAACGCGCACAACCCGTGACTACTCGCCGAACGAGCGGCGATATTTTCAAGTTTGTCAGCCAGTCCCAATGCACCCTCCTTGCCGATCAATTGTCGGGCAATGGTTGCCCTCTTCAACTATACTGCACAGCCAGTGGTGAACTCAAGCAAAACTACATTCGTGTCATTTGTCGAGCGCTTGCACTGTCCCCGTCCAGTGATAAGGTGAGTCCGTTATGACGCATGACTTGTCCAGTCGAGAGATGCGCGAAGCCTTGGCGACCGCAGCCAAAGTCGAATTGGACAGCCCTATCGTCGAAAGATTAATGAAGGCCCTTGACACCAAGAAGTTGTTTCGTTATCACAGGGACGAGCCGATCAGCCTTCTCTCCACGACCGGAAGAGTTCTCATAGCCATCATCGAAGACCCCGAGATGACGCAGAGAGCAATCTCGGTTTATTTAGGCTGTAGTGAGACACTCGTCGACAAGACCGTGAAGTCTCTGGTCGATGCTGGAGTCATTACAAAGACAAAAGTCAATCGCAGAAATATTTACAAAGTGAACATCGAGGCGGTCGAAACTCACAGTGATATACAGCATTTTTCTGCAGTGATTGACGCCTTGAGGGACAGGGCGAAGAGCAAAAATGGGGGCAAGGCAGAGCAAGTTTCCTGGGACGTTGGAGACGAGGCGCCCTTCTAGTAGAATCGCGAAATGCCTACTAAGAACCGAAGAAAGCGCGTTTACAAACCACGACCCAACGAGCCGAAAGACAGGCTCCCATTCAAATGGGGCGGGTGCACCTACGACTTATTAACGCTAGCGCAAAGCCAGTCCTACAAGGATTCGTTTGATATGGACACGGTTCTCTACGTTCTGGGTACTTTCGAACTCCCTTACAAGGTTCGAGAATCTGCTCGTCAACTCATGAAGCACGGGCTGATGGTCGAGGTGTCCAAAGATGAGTGGCGAATCACCAAAGAGGGAACCGAAGCCCTCCATGAGGGAGCATCGCGACGAAAGAACGAACGGAAAAGACGCGGAATTCGAGAAGACCCGGACCTATAAAAACTGGACTATTGACCACTCGGGGTTTGGGTGGTCATCCAGGCGTAAAAAACTTCGTCGTCCACTGGGACGAACCAGACTTGAGCCAACTCGGGGTTATTCTGGTCGCCGCTGACCGACCAGCAAATCTCTAGGTGTTCCGATGGAGCGCAAACTCCAATGTTGCAGTCGAGACCAAATCTTCCAATGAAGTAATCGACGATGCATTCATCATCGCCGTATCGACAAGCACGCGACTCTCCCCCAGGGCACGCAATAACAACTATTTCCAATTCTGCTTTGTTCAAGCGAAGTGAAATGGAATGGCCGTCGTTGTGCCAGACCATCTCTTGAGAGTTAAGCGCAGTAGCCACGAGCAGCAGGTTACCATTTGGTTAGATTAGAAGAAAGTACCTGTTCTCCGGGCTGGCGAGAACATCCGTCGCCAGTTCTATTTTACTAAGAACCAGGCTATACCCAGGGGATTTGTCCTTGGTGTATACTTCTTACTTGCCTGGCTTTTTGGTCGGAGCGGCGTTGAAAACCTTATTAACTTCGTCCTTGGTGATCTTTCCGTCGTCAAGGAACGCTCGTGCAACACCCTCTGTTACTGTTGCGACTCCAGCAATCCCAGCCATGAAACAGGCTTTCCACAGGGGGACTCCAGCAATTGCTCCGGCTCCAATAACGCCGAGCGCCGAGGCAACGAACACTGCAAAGATTCTTGCAACAACATCTTTCATGATTTCCATCGTTTCTCCCCCCGGAGATTTTCAGTCGAAATTGCCTTTCGCATGATCATTTATGTGCTGATCTAGTTTTTCCTCAGTCCTCAGAGAACTTTTTTCAACCCGGTCAATCGATATGCCAAGGGTTTTGCCCATGTAGTCGAGTTTGTCGGCCACGTAGGCGTGGTCTCTCTTGTTTTCCCGGCGGCTTCTCTCGACGAGGGCCGCGCTAACAATACTGAGGCCAGTTATCACGGCAACAAGTATCTCGATCATGTTTTCTCCTGTTGCCATCAAATATTGTGAAAAAACGAACGGCATGGACGAGCCGCTCATTCTGGTATTACTCTTCGTCCTTCTTCATGGCTTTGGCGCCAAAGTAGCCACCGATGATGCCAATAACACCACCGAGGGCGGTCTGAACCAGAGTCATGACATCAGAAGAAACCTCGACGGCTTCGCCGGTTGTTTGAGTTTCAATTCCTGCGACGAGATAATCGCCCACGATGGCGATAATGATTGCAATCATGACGCCGAGGGCGAGGACATACATTGTCTTTTCTTTCATATCCTTCATCTCCTCTGCTCCTTAGAACATCTTGTCCCAGGTAATGGTGCCAACCACGCCATCCGGCTTCAATCCGTTCTTGGTCTGCCACGCTTTGACAAGAGCCTCTGTTCTGGACCCGAAGTCGCCATCGGGCTTTGCCCCAACGACAGCCTGAACCAGAGCAACATCCGCCCCCTTGGAGCCCTTTTTGACTGGAAGCCCGGGATACTTGAAAACAAGTTCTCCACCGCCAAGCATGTCGACTCCAGGGGCCGCAGCCGGCGCAGGATCAATCTTGGGGGCGGGAGCGCCTTTTGTGGCCGTTGCAAAAGCCTGCTTGTAGTACTCGGCGTTATCCGCATAGGCGGGCGCAATTTCCACATGGAACCAGTCTCCACCGGGCGCTGAGCCAATGGTGGGCTTGTTGTAAATGCGCCACGAAGCACGATCACAACGCCAACCCCGACCGAAAGGGCTCGGGAAATAATCATGGATTTCCTCGATCATGAACAATTCTGCATTGGCGACCCAGAAGTCCACGACCTGAAGAGCGGTGTTGTAGTCCCCGAACCCCTTGCCCTTCATTTTCCGCCATGACATGTCGGCTGCGCGTCCAGTTCCGTGAACGCTGGGACGAGCCTTGGCGTTCTTGTTGTTCATGTTGCGAACAGACCAGGAGCCATTGTTCCAAACCCCATTGCCAAAGTGGGCAGATGTTTGACGGATGAACTCCTCCATCCCGGCTCGCTTGCCGGAGGCGTTTCCGTCCCAACCTGTATATTTCCGACCCATAAAGACCACCTCGCAAAAGTGCTTCTGTCTATTTTAGCGCACCACAGAACATGCTTTTATTAACTACAAGGGGTATAGGCGTGAAACTTTTATTCGGCCTCTTCGTCCTTGACCTTGAACGGGAAAAGGGCTCCGATCATATGGAGTGCCAAGGAGGCGCCAGAAATCCACCAACCCATTTTTGCCGTATCTCCCGAAAGAGTTATCAGAACCAAGCCAGTTCCCCCCAGGGTCCAAGCGAGGGCAGAAATTTCATTCAGTGCCTTTTTTATCATAACTATTGCCTTTTTCTCCTGGGGAAGACGTAGAGGACTACCGCTCCCGCAAGCATCAGGGCGACAGCCACATTCAGGCCCGTGTCCGATCCCGTGACAGGCAGTTGAACCGGAACATCGACCGGAGGAATCGTTTCGGGAACGGTGGTTTCGGGGACGGTGGTTTCGGGTGCATTTGCTTCCCAAACAGCAACCAGGTTTACGTCGCTGGCGACGAAATAGCGCCAGACCATTCCGTTCCAGTCCAACAGATACGGCAATGATGCTGACACTGTCGGGTCGCTTGCGTGCGCCCAATGCTTGAAAGTGAAACCTTCTTGTTCGCATTCATCTGCTCCAGGGATATAGAGGTATCCCAGGAATGGGACCTTCCATGCATCACTGTGCCGGGTTCCCTGATGTGTGCATACTCCGCCAGCCGGGTCAATGTCGGCATAGAAAAGAACTGCCGGTGCTGGCGCTGGTGCTGGCTCCGGTGCCGGAGCGGGGTCGGGATCTGGTGCAGGCGGATCTGCGGGCGGATCCCAATTGACTGTCACCGAAACGGTTTTTGCAACACCATTGACTGTTGCGGTCGCCGTGTAAACCGCCGTGCCTTCGCTTTCTGTGCGAACAACAATGGTGGCGATACCACTCGCGTCAGTTGTGGCAGTAAAGGTTTGACCGGCATCGGGTCCGCTACTGACAGTAACGGTGACTTCAACGCCTTCCTGGGGCGTGCCGTCAAGCGTTTGCGCCGTGGCCGTAATTGTCAGGTCATCACCAGCGTTCGGTACTTCTGGCGAGATGCCAAGAGTGAACGAACTGGGGAGCGAGACATCGCCACCACCAATGGATACGGCCACAATGCTTTCTGACCCGGTCGGGTATTCCCATTCGGCGAGAGTTTTCAAACCACCGAGGTCACCACTGAACGAACCGTGCCAGCACGCTGTGACGTCGGCGTTGGTCAATCCGAAGTCGGCAAGACCATCTGCTGTAGCGTCTGGGCCACCGTTGCACCCACCGTCATTGAATGTTGCCCCAGGGAGAAGGGCCGTCAACCAACCATAGGTGTTGTAGTTGGCGAAGAGGCCACCACCAGAGTTCACGAAGTCGGCAATTAACTCGGCATTAGTGGTGAATTTGGCGTTGATTGCCGCGCTTCGACCCCAGTCGTCAGGAATCCAGATAACCCGAGGCGGGTCAGAAGCAATGTTGGTGCTGAAGAATGTGTCAATTTCTGCTTCCGTGTTGAAGAACTCAACTTCAGGCGCAGTGCCAAAAGTCGACAGGAAGATGGGAAGTTGCGTATCCCAATCGCTTCCACATCCACCAACGGATGCGCCAACACCAAGAATGGCAATCTTGCCATTGTTGCCGGGCATTGTTGACTGCGAATAAACACTTTCAAGAACCTTGGCGATGTAGTTCTCGGTTCCCTCGTTGTAGACGGCGTGACAGGCGGGGTCCATGCCGTCCAGCACCATGGGGCCACCGCTCCCGGATGCCGAGGCAGGCTGTCCCCCTCCGAGGGTGATGCTTGCAAAAAGGGCAACAAAAGCAACTAGCCATCTAGTCTTCATTTAACGTCTCCTGGACACACTTGGTGCAGGAGCGGATAGGGCTATAGTTACGGCCGCTGCCGCTACAACCACTCGTCGTACCCCCACATTGACCACCGAACCCGAAGGAACATATTCGTCAAACAATCCCCCATAGACGTTGACAGTTTCTTCGAATACCGATTTTACATCATCGCTGCTCTCACTTAAAGAAGTCACAAGTTCTTTTATTTCACTTTGCTCAAGTTCCTCATAATCGATTGATTCAAAGATTTCTTTGACAACTTCCTCGGGCAATTCCTCTACTTCGCCGGTTTGGATCGAGGCTGAAACTATTGAAACCAGGGCACTATCGGGGATATTGTCAACCCCAGCAACTGTAATGGCCTCTTGAATTGCCTCGGAAGTTAGGTCCACAGGATCAGTGGACATCAATTCAATAACTGCCTCTACCGCGACTTGTTCCTCCGTTTTTTCATTTTCGGTGTTTGTCTCTGGTTCAGGTACCTCTGGGGCTTTTTCCGGTTCGGTTGTTCTGGCTGGAGCGATGGTCTCAATATCTTTCTCCTTGATTGTTGTTACTGTTGTTGTTGCTACGGTTGTAGGTGTCGTTTTAGCGACGGTCGTTGCCACAGTTGTAGCCACAGTCGTCGCTACAGTTGTTGGGGCAGTCGTGGCTACAGTCGTCGCTATAGTTGTTGCTACAGTTGTTGGGGTAGTTGTTGCAACAGTCGTAGGTGCAGCCGAAGTCACCGGAGGTGGTGCCGGAGGGGCTTGAGTCGTCGTCGTTGGGGGGACCGTCGTCGTTGATGTTGTGCTAGTTGTGCTAGTTGTAGTTGTCGTGGGTGTTGACACAGCAAGAACGACAGGGGCAGAAGGTTGCGAATAAACCGCATTCGTGTCGTTATCCGCCCGAACAGTAAATGAGTACTCTGCATCCAGCCCACCCGTCGACTCAAACAGGGAATAGCCGAGAAGTATCTGGGTATTCAGAGCGTTCTCATCGCCAACATTCCCGGTTGCCACACCCCAGCCTGATTGGCCAGTCGACCAGGAAATCGCATAACGCTCAGGGAATACCCCAGTATCGTCAGTAGCGGCATCCCAAGAAATCAGAAGTCCACTTTCTTCGGGGACTACCGAAACATTGGTAGGTGAACCAAGAAAGTTGGGAACAGGCGCAGTTGTTGTTGTCGTTGTCGTTGGAGTTGTGTCAGCGGAATAGGCAAGAATGACCTGCAATCGCTTTTGTATCCCACCGCACGGGTCTTCGCCAAACTGCTCGTTGGTCACATTGATTGAAACCGACGAATTTCCTAGTGCCAGTTCAGCGACAACAGACTCCGAGGTTGTGGCATGACAAGATTCGTTAATGGTGAAGTTCTCGGGTAAACCGTAGGAGGCGAATACGACCCGAGTAAAAACGTAGCCTTCTGGGGCAGATAAATTGACAAACTGCCTCGCGCCTTCAGTCCCTTGTCCTGATATCTCAATTTCGGTAGGCGCTGTAGTTGTCGTTGTTGTGGTTGAAGTGGTGGTTGTGGTTTCGGGAACTGGATTCGGTGCCGCCAAGTTGCCGACACAAAGTGTCGCCGTACTCAAACCTTGGCATGTGTCCCAGCCTTGGCTGCTTGACCAACCGTCAGGCGCATTGTTGGTGACAGACGAGAAGTCCGGGTTGACAAGAAGTGAGGTTTGGTCTGTTTCGTTGATGGACAGGGAGATGCTTTCAACGGCAGTTCCGTAGTTGCCACCCCAGTTCTCTCCATCTTTCCCCCAGACTTCTACGACCATTTCCGTCCAGGAACTCGTGTCAAAAGCAGAAAGGTCTGCCACGAAGGTGATGTCGCCCCACTCAACTGGAGCGGTTTCGTATTGGACGGGGTCGTTGAGGGAATGAACCTGCTGTCCTTCTCCATTACGGAAAAGCAGTTTTACAGCAACTCTGTCGGGTCCATTTTCAACTTGTTTTGCCGAAACGGTTGCGCTAACGGTCGTCATTGACCCAGCGAAACCGGAAATGTCTACGGCCTGCCCTACGTAGTCGTAGCCGTAAGAAAAGACTATTGCGTTAGTTGTCGAGGCAAGAGCCGGGTAAGAGAATTTGGGGAGAATAAGGACAACAATTGTCACTACCCAAAAAATCCGTAATAGACGAAACGTCTTTCTATTCCCCATTTGACCCCCACCGCCGGAGCAGTTAGGTCAATTTTACATCAGACGATGCGATTGGGCCCTTCAAGTTTTCCCGCAATTTGCGTATGCCTCTCGCAAAGTCGAGCAAGATGCATGCAAGTTCTCCCATAATCGGATTCCAAGTCGATCGTTGGATTCCCGTCGATGTCGCACCAATTCGTTGATACGAATTTAAGGTCCTGGGAAGAAAGGTCGAACCCCAACCCCAATCCCATAGCAAAAATCGTTTTTTCGAGTTCTGATCGCGCCTTCAAGAGCGCTGTGCGCTTTTGCGAACTAGATAGAGAAAGAGAAGCCATTTTTACCCCAATCAGACATTCACAATAATAACTTCAGTGTTGGCGCTTCTAGTGACACCCACCCCCAGCGAGTCCGTCACAATGAAGATTGCACCATCCCCGCCATCAGTTCCTGGGTTGCCGGTGCCTCCGGCGCCGCCAGCCCCAGCATTACCTGCGACTCCGCCGGATCCACCAGAATACGAGGGGTTATGTTCGTTATTGTGGTAAGCCTCGTTGTGGGTGCCTTCGTGGTAATAAACATTGCCTGATACGTAGTTCCCTGGAACTACGGGGTTGCTCGTGGGCGGGTTGCTCGTGGGCGGGTTGGTCCCCTCCGTGGGGGGGTTGGTGTGGGAAACGTGTGTCGGGTTACCCGGGACATGGTTCCCTGGGTTGTGGTAGGGCGAGTCATATGTGACGTTGTGATAACTCCCACCAGTATGGTTGTGATGGTTGGCCCCATGAGTTCCGGGATTTGTAGTGCCCGGATTTGTCGTCTCTTTATGTTCGGTGTTTCCAGGAGTCGTATATGCGTTGCCGGGTTCGGTATTGCCGGGTACGGGGTTCCCGCCCGTAGGTTCATTGTGGTACCCCGGGTTATGACCGGAGCCGCCCGGGTTTTCATATGCCGCTACGTAGTTGCCCGCAAATGTTGAAGGAATATTTGGGGCAGACTGACCTGCCGTGCCAGGATTCCCGGCAGTTCCCGTAGCCCCAGTGGTCGGCGGCGTCGCTGCTCGACCTTCGCTGACGATTGTCCCAGTCCCTGCGATTTCCTTGGCAATGACAACTACAAGCCCTGCGCCAGTTCCACCAATGCCACCCAAGCCGGTGCTTCCGGTACCACCGGCATTACCGGGATTGCCGGGATTCCCCTTTCCTCCAGGCTCCAGTGCCGGATCGCTCGGCTCGTTAGCGGGATTGTAGGTTCCCAAACCACCTGCTCCACCGGCTCCAGGACCACCCGGCGCTCCTATTGTCGTCTCGGCAGGGGATCCACTTACGTCCGTGCCGTCAGTCCCATCGTATGCCCCCTGGATAACTAGAAAACCCTCGATGGGGTCGTAATGCCACCCATTCATAATGTTGTCGATGTCTTTTAGGATGTTGGCAGGGACAACCTCTACACCAGGGAGCGAAGGGTCAGGGCCAATGATGTAAGTTTTTGTTTCCGTCTCGTCGGCAACTCGACCACGCACAGTCCCAGTACCGGAATTAGAGGAACTGGGCGTACCGAGGAGTGCTCCAGCGCCGATGGTAAGAATACCGGACACGTAAACTCTAAAACCATTTGTCACCAACACGGAGTTGGTGCCAAGGGTGAGGTTTCGATAGTGCTTATCTGACGTGAGAATGTGGGTGGACGACGAGGCAATAGTGACATCTCCGTCGTAGCCGCTTCCGTAAAGCGAGTCATTGCCAAGGCGCTGCTCAATTGAGTAGTTCTGTCTAACTATGGTCGCCATGATCAGTCAACCTCAAGGTATATAGCAGTTCCGCTAGTCCCTACTCCATCTCCCGATACGTTCAGAGTGATATCGGCTGGGGCGATGGAATGGCTTGAAACCAAGATCACAACACCGCCTCCCGCATTCGTACCCCCGGTTGCGACAATCTGGCACGACCCATTGGTGGCGATGTACCGAGCGGCGACAATAACTACACCTCCGCCACTTGACCCATCGGCCAGAGATCCGCCAGCCCCACCGCGCAAGTAAGCCGGAGAAGTTAGGCCGGCAGTCAACTGGTAGCCCTTGATGGCCTGAGAAGCCATTCGATAGTAGATCGAGCCACCACTACTTGCGGTAGGAGATGTGGCCGTGGTGCCATTGCCATTCCCGCCGAGGCTATTGGTGACGCTATCGCCAGCAGCACCTCCGCCCAAGACTGAACCCGACAGACTGAACCCCCCTGGGAGGCCAATAATCGATCCCGAATTCATCTGGAGGGTTCCCTTGACGAAAACTCGGTACCCATTTGTATTAAGAGTAATGCTTGGGTCGATTGTCAAATTATTGTAAAACATGTCGGAGGACAGGGTGGTCGGGCTGGTGATGTTGACGTCTCCATCAACTCCAGTTCCATAAACCTCATCCGCTGAGTCGAGAAAGTCTGCTAGCGGATCGGGCGCATTGACACGCACGACCCCAGCCATTACGGGGTCTCCTCAATCCCGCTAATGGTTGCGTTGAGGCCCGACGCACCTGCTCGAATGTAGATGGCATCACTTGCTGCCATAACGAGGGACAGGTTGACCAATGTTGTTTCATTGGCGGCCAGCGTGAGGCTATGGAAGATAATGTGGCTGGACGCAATCGTTGCAGAACTTGGCTTGACCCAAATTGTCACCACTTGAGCACTGGCAGTGGTATTGGATACCATGATTTGCTTAACTATTGTCGTCGTGGAAACGGGAACGGTGTAAGTGGCGGAACCGGGCGCCGTAGTAGACGATGCCGTGGTTGTAATGGCCACCGGACCAGCGAGACGTTTTTGGAGAAAAGCCATTGGAGAATCCTTCCTTGCTGTTCTATGTTATCAGTTTTTCCCGAGGCCGCTGCTGAAGAAAGACCTCCACCAAGGGCGATTCGACCTATATTCGGCCACGTGAGGGCAGTCTGCGAATCCAGCCCTTCTCTGCTCTCTCCTGTAGCGAACTCGGCGATCCTTGGGGACAACAAAACCCCCAAATCCTCGGTTCTCTAGTATATTGGCAACTTTATGGTCACCTATTAAAATTCCAATATCATCAGCCCGAGGGACCGTGACCAGGTGGACGATTGGGGTCCCCGAAGGGATCACAAATGGAGTATCCGTAAAAATATTAATTACCCAGTGGGCAGAGTGGTAGTAGTCGGTGTTGACGCATCCCGGAATTACTTCCCAATCTCGTGACGGGCGATCCCAGTAGACGGGCATGCTTAGCGTCGACCATCCTGGGGCGGTCTTTATTTTCCAGGGGTTAATTACTTTTACGTAAAGACTTTCCGGGTAAGCCCGGGCACTAGAGGTTGGGGTCGCTCCAGTACTGGCAAATTGGAATGCCTGAATGTCGAGGGAGGAAGATAATTCGTTCAGGTTGGCGGCGTATCGCGCCTGCCAGTTCACCCCGTCTGGGCCAACACGGAACTCGATGTCTGCCGGGGTTCTGAGGGTCACCCCATTCCTGACCCAATCATAAGTCCCCTGGCAACGCCTCATGGGCTTATCTTTGTCGAGCGCTCGAAACCATTCTGGCAAGGACGCCGAATTGTCTATTGGCATGGTGTCTGGTTCCAGTAATTTATTGCTAACTGGAGCAATTAAAATTTGACCAGGTAGAGGCTCTGGGATTTGGAAAAAATGCTCAGCAGAAACAACTTTGACTTTTTGGGCAGTCACCTTACTCCTTGGTAATCACGGTTGACCCAAGGCCAGCAGGAATTTGGTATACGTGGGCGCCTTCCCAGTTTGACGCAGACACGTACATTGAATAATAGGGATGGGTTTCTTTGAATTTGTAAAGATTTCCCTGGTCATGAGACGCCACCAGGAAGATAACGCCCTGGCTATTGAGGGATCCGTAAATATTCTCAAGAATTTCTGGATTGTGGGCAACGTGGGAAGCAAGGACTACGACGGCATCGTATGTCCTTGGGAAGATGTTTTGCTCAATATCCTGGAAGGTGACCGTGTTGTAGTCTGGCTTGCTGCCGGGATAGAAGCGCTCGTAGTAGTCGAGATGCACTGAGTTAATGACGTCGATTTCCGTTGCCCCTACTGCCGAAGCAACCGAAAGTGGACCGGCAACAAAACCGCCCACCAAAACGGCGTTTGGGCGCTTTGCTCGCAAAATGCACTCCATCTGCGTCTTTTGAGAAAGCCAGATGGGCATGAACGTACTCGAACCTGCTCCCACGAACTCGTAGTAGTTTAGTTCATCGTTGAACCCGATACTGGATCGCGACCTGTCGGCCCCTTCTTGCCCTTCAAGAACTGCAGCAGCACGTACTAAGGCCAGTTCATTTTCGGGCGTACAGTCCGATTCCGAGGCAGTAAAACTCAATTCCTCGGCGACAGAGAAAATATCGTCTATTGACACGTTTGCCATTTCACAACATCCTTGCGCTTAGCAGGTCTCGATAGTATAACCATTTTCTTATCAGGGAAGATTTCAGAACATAATTTTTGGATAGCCCAATCCATTCTGGGTTGGTTGAGGGGTCTGGATGAGCGCCTGCTGGCGGGTATGTCGTCACCAGCAGAATTAGGGCATCTTCAAGGGTAATGGTGCCGACATCTTCGATTTCCCCACCCAATTCGACAATTAGCGCACTCAATTGATCGATTACGTAGTTGTAGTCTTCTACGAGGCTATACATCTCACGACTCTTCTTCTGGCAAAGTGAAAATTTGAGGCGTATCAAACATTACGCAAAAAATCGGGTTTGCTTCCTGGTCGTCGACAAAACGACCGTGATCCTCGCTCCAGTCATTCGGAGATACTTCCGGGTCCATCGCTCACCTCTTCGCCTGAGTCTTCGGGCGTTTCCGTCAATTGGCTTTCTTCAATTTTAGGCTCTTCTTGAGGATCCTGGCGCCACTCCGGCTGTTGATTTGGCTCGCAAGTAAGGAAAGTCGAGATCATCCACTTCGCATGCGAAATTGGCGTTCGAGAACCATGGGGGTGGGTCCATTCTGCGGGAAATAGGACTATTCTCCCGGCGCGAGGAGGCAACAGGAAGTCGTGGGAAGAGAAGAATGTCTCTCCCCCAACTTCGACGTCATTGAGGTATATGACAGCGGCAAGAACTCGTCTTTTTTTGGTTTCCTGCTTAAAAGTGTTGAGCCAGGGCTGAGAGTCCACATGCTCTCGATAAAAACCAGTATTACGAGCATAGTACTGAAGCCTAAAACCGGTGTCTTCCATGTTGGGCCATCTATGGAGATGGGGATAGTGGTCCCTGTAGTGGGCAACTGTCGACCACATGCCGCGCAATATTTCCGTCTCCGCTCTGGCAAAAACATTTGTGTCCAAACCGATATTTGCAAGAGAAAATGTCGAAAAATTCATGTCCATCGAAGATTTAATATTCGTGTCTATGCCACCCATGGTTGGCCCAGGCGTAAACAGGGCATTGAAGTTCTTGATGCATTCTTCGACCAGCATGGACGAAAGGTTGGCATCAAAGCAATCGTCGGCATACATGATGTGCGCCGTCTTCCCTAGAGGAAAATGAAACTCCATTGTCATTTTCTCTGCAATGCCTCTCTATGCGGAATCAATTTTTGTTGCAGGCGTTCTCTGGTCAAGTTTGTCATGTGGGCACTGAATTCGTCTAGCGAAACTCTGGACTCTAACGAAGTCATTAACGCATCTCGGGAAAGAAGCCCTTGACCTTGGGCAACGTGCCAGAAGTGGGGAGGATGAAAAAGTTCCCACCCCATCGTCGGCATGTCAAACTGCCCTGGCCCGTGCAGTTTAATCAATTCAACATACTCTTGGAGTTGTTCGGGCACTTCGCGATCTGCCATTGATCTCCACATTTCCGTATCTCTACGGTCTGTCATGTAGTGCATAGCAATCATCGCCAGAATGTTTTCCATCATCGATGACATTTTCTGGTTGTACTTGCGCCTCCCGATGCCCGATGCGTCGTATCGAGCAACTGGCAAATACTTGGTGAGTGCAAGAGACTGCTGAATTGACGCAGCAATGGAAGTTGCCTCAAGTGGTTCAACGAAGCCAGACGACAACCCAATCAAACAGCAGTTCTTCTCCCAGGGATTTGCCACGTAGCCTGGCTCAAACGAGAAAGAACGGTAGTCCTGAATCTTGTAGCCGATAACTTTCTGTAGTTCCTCTACCGCTTGCTCTTCAGTGCAATGCGTAGATGAATACACGTATCCATTGCCCCTTCGCTCCTGTGTTGGGATTTCCCATCTCCAACCCGAGGAAAGAGCATGCGCCACCGTGTATGGGAGGATTACTCCATCTTCGCGTTCTGGCGTTTGTGTTGCGATAGCCCTATCACACGGCAAATAGGGCGAAAAAGATTTCCACTTAGGCTCGGCTACGAACTTAAAAATGCTCCTAGAAAACCCAGTTGCGTCTATGAAAAAATCGCCTTTTATGCTTCCGACGTCAGCATTTAACTCCAGAATATTGCCATTGTCGGCGTCTAGTTCCGCAGAGCGAACATGGCCATCTATTACCGTTATTTGTTTTTTGGCACAAAGGTCGAGAAAGTATTCGTTGAGAGAAAAGGTGTCAAAGTGAAATTGATTTGTCTGGCTATGAATGTTTTCTTGGTCCTTGACGAAACCTTCCCTCATGGCAGGATTGGTGAAAAATGGCGTCAACTGCTTACCCATTACAGCCGGAAGTGCGTATCCAGCGTTGAAACCGTGCCTATCAATTCCCGGTGAACTTACGCTATGGAAATAATCCGTGAAAGGGCTATCCCTCCATCCTTTAAAACGAATACCAAATTTGTAAGTTGCTTTAGTTTTCTCGATCATTTCTGATCGCGAGAAACCAACAGTCTTTTCAAATTCAGTCCAGTGCTCAGTGCTCCCCTCTCCGACGCCAATAATTTTAACTTCGCCAGATCTCACGATCTCGACCTGACAGTTTGGCAACACCGTCTTGATTTGTAGGGCAGCGATTAGGCCCGCCGTACCCGCCCCAACTATGACGACCTTCATTAGCCGACCAACTCCTTGCGGACAAATGATACGGGGTCGACACTGCTGCATTCAATTGCAAAGAAGTGTGGGAATTGAGCGGGCATCATGAGAATATCCCCAAACATCAATTCTAGGCGCAGGTTAAGAACTGGGAAAATAAGTTTCATGTTGCGAGAAATGCACATGTTCGCATTTATCCCAGATTTCGGGCTTCTTGCGGGGAAAGCGGACGTAACCCCCGTGCCTCTTGCCGAATAAACCTGAATCGCCAAATCGCGCTGCATTTGTATGCCAAATTCTGGCATGTAGGCGTGAATTGCTTCCTCTAGGTATTCGTTGACATGATGCACCCGGTCCAGTAAATCTTTTTCAAAATGTACAGGTCCGTGTGTTAGTGGGGCAAGGTCGACGACTTCCGTATTAAGCAATGACCCGTAGTCCCCTTGGCTATATGAAAGCAAGGACCACTCATCTCGCGACGAGTCGTGAATTCGTCCCGCCAATGTGTCATCGGCAAAGTCTGTAATAAAAACGCGTGCGCCTGTTTCGAAGGGCAAGTCTAAAAGTCTTGGGCTTATGGTCATTTCAGTGAAACCAGGTCACGAGGGAATACTTGGGCAATGACGATGACATGACCGGCAGCGCAGCATGCTTGTAGACGAAGTTTGAGGGAAACAAAATGATTTTCCCTTCTGTGCAGGGGATTACTTTGTCAAATAGTGGGAAACGAAGACCCCCTCCGTCTTCGGGGGTATTCATGAAAAGTACAAGACTGAGAATTCTCTCTTTGTCGGCGCCAGAGTCAGAGTGGGGCTTGTACTCAGCCCCAGCGCCATACTTGTTAATTAGGTAACCTTGGTTTGCCGTCAACGTCAAAGAGTAAGACTTTCTATAGTCCCAGATGGCTTCCTCTAGTTCGACGTGCAAATCTCTAAACAGGTCGTTCATCTTGGAATCGGCCCTCATTAATTCTTCGAGAGAACAAACGAGAGAAGTCCGATGGCGACTGACAACACCACCGTCATGACCGACCTTCCCCGGGGACCACGAAATCCCACTTCCCGAGTCCTGGCTGCAGATCTCCTCTGCTCGCTGGATTAACGGCTGGAACACGTAGTCAGTTTGGTAAATCGAAACTGCTGGGATTGGGCAATCCTCAAGGGTTATCACAAAAGAACCTCGATTTGCTCAAACGCAATTAGTCCATCTTTGTCAAAAATTTCGCATTTATATGATCCGGGAACCGTAATCACGAATCTAAAACTCGCTACGTGAGGCTGACTGTACGGCAAAAATTGAGAAACAGTCCTGATGAGAGAATCGTTTTGCTTAATGTCCATAAAAATGCCGTCAGTATCAGAAAATTCATCCACATACTTGCAGACTATGGGGTCCCCAGCGCTGACTTTGGTGCTTTGAAACCTCAAAAACTGCTCTTTAGGAATTAGCAGAAATTGGACTTTAGTTTCATCAAATTCTAAACTCTCCAGAGCGGGTGACCCCTTGCGCACTATAGGGAGCATGTACTCCCGTGCAATTTTTTCCGCTTCCTCTAGGTCGCCATCTGTCGGGCAAAAAACGACTCTGTCCATAGAGACAAACTAGCATAAGGCAATCGCATGGGCTAGGATGCCGAACAGAGGTGGTTATGAAAAAGTCAATCATTATTGGAATTACCGCTGGAGCGCTGCTGCTCTCGTCGTGCGGAGGGACCGAGGTCGTCTACGTGACGGAGACCTTGGCCCCAGAAACCAGCGCTGCCAAAACCACGACTACCGTCAAGGTTTTGCAAACCACGCCGCCATTGGCAACCCGACCTCCGTCGAATGTCCCATCCTACAACGGTGGCTACAGCCCAGAACTGTACGACTCTTTTCTGTGGGAGGCCGTCAACGATTTTTGGTGGCTTTTCACGACAGATCAACTTCTCCAAATGGGCCTTTTGGTCTGCGAAGAGTTTGATCGTGGGTCGACCCTAGATGACGTGACCTACAGTTTGCTTGACATTATGAGCGACACCGATACCCTTTTCCTCATGGAGGGCTTAGCGGGCGTCGTGGCTGGGGCCGTCACCTTCCTGTGCCCAGAGCACGGATGGTGGCTAGATACGATTTGATTTTGTACCCGGCCAAGGAATCGAACCTTCGCTGAGCGGACCTGTATATAAGACAGGCTGGGGCAACCAGCCCCACGACCGGGCGTAATTTTTCAGGACTACGTTACGGGGTAGTTATGAAAAAGTCAATCATTATTGGAATTACCCCTGGTGCGCTGCTGTTCTTGTCGTACAGAACTGAATACGAATTGCCATATAATACGCGCTGTTGTAGATAGGGTGATAGCGGTATGTATAATGGGGGTCAGCCTACATTCTACCGCATGGAGGGTTTCATGCCTGCTCTAAGCAAAGTCACCGCTGAAAAGAAGCGGATCATCCTGGAAGGCGCTATTGTCATGGCCGAGGAGGCCGTGTACCGTTCGTGTGTATTCCTAGGACGGGACCCCTTGTCTATAGGGGATTCTTACACGGTGGATGAGTCATCCACGGAAATCGAGATTCAACTATCCAAGGAACTTGATCGCCTTAGTATGCTTAAAACCTTTCTGGCAGAACTCTAAGGAGGCGTCATGGCATTGACACAAGCACGAATCGACCAGGCTAAGGCCGAGGCACGAGAGTTTGTAGAGTACTCTATCTTTGCGACGGCAACCTTGTTAAATGTCGCCATCGAAGATGTGTCCTCGACAATGGACATCCCCGTCCCTGCGGACGATCTCATGTACAACTCTTATGTCGGTCTCAAGCGGCAAGCCGCTGTACTGGAGTCCCTCAATGGCTGAACTCCGGTCTATCCCTCTTGACTTTGCCGAAAAGCGTGGGGTGTCAAGCCCGTCCACGAATGCCACCTCTCCGCAGGAGCAAGGCGTTACCGTGTGGGACTCCAGCAGAGGATGCTTTGTAGTCCGCCACGAGGATGGCCGTGAAACACTCCTCTACTGCGAACAGCCCATATTTGAAGAATACACTGCTCAAACCGACGTTCCCAACTTTATTGGGTTTGTCTAGCAACTAAGGAACTGCCCATGAGGTCAAAAGCATCGGGGTCGGCAACTACTGCTTATAGCCCTCAATCTGACATTGAATACCATGAATACATGCTGACGGTGCTCCGCTACTGCTGTGGGTTAGACCCCACCGCCGATTGCACCATTGATGACCTAGTCGGTGCGATTATCGAACTGCACCCGAAGCGACAGGTTGAGGGGTCCCAGGAAAACCTGGACGTTGAGCAATACGAGCCTGCTTATCTTTTTACACAGAAATACCGAGTGTCACTTCTGCGTTCCGCTCGCCGTGTATGGCGAGGCTACACGATTGCGAAAGCCCAGGTAGCATGATGTACAGCAACCAATGGTTTGAGCGCTCTCGTGTCGCTCGCATGTACTCCAGCGTATCCTCAGCGTCAGACTTGCACGCTCGCTCTGAGTTGATGTCCGACTTCGGTGTGTTCGCTCGCAATTTCCTAAACGAATGCAATGTTGATAAGAGGAACATTGCCACCTCGTCAGACGGTGAATTGTTCAAGTACGACCTCATCTCCAGTAACGCAGATAATGAGGGGTGGGCAGACGGCATTTGGATGACCCTGTCATTATCTCGCCTTATTGCCCTTCTTGGCGACACGGGCACCCCAGAAAATCCCCAAAAGGTTCTGGCCGAGCCAGTATCGCAGATGCACGAGATCATCGACTCACCGAACCGCCCAGATGTGGATTTGTACTTCATCAATACACCGGACTTCTGTATGGTGGAGAAGTTCCTACAGCAAACCTCCCACGTTGCTGACTTCTCCCAACTTCGGTATACCGTGGTAGACGCTCAGGAATTAGTGGACGGCTCTCTCGATCAGTACTTTGATCTGGTGCGTACCTACAGCCGTGACCTTATGTTCTCGACCCTGTCTTTGACCGAGGGAGTATTAAACTCCATAAAGGTTGGAGGTCGCTTATCCATTTCGACCATATCCGACTACAGCAGTCTGTATCGTGATAGTTTGCGCACACATGAGAATGACTACAGCATCCTCAACAAGTACCTTGTAAATAGGTCGGACTTTGAAATCATGCACGTACCAGTAGAATTCGGATTCGCCATAGGGAGGCGCACTTCGTGACGGTAGCAACAGCATACCCATACGCAAAGTTAGGTCGAGATCGTATCCATGAACTCGCAAACATTGAATACATTAACCACGGGTGCGGGATCGTCCAGTTCAAGAATGTGATCAGCATTCCCAATGACGAAGTCCTTCCTTATATCGATAACAACGTCGAAGTCCCTTCGTGTGGTATGCGTATTGAGACCCAGGATGATGGTTCCAAAAAGGCGTATCTCTACGATGGTACAGAGGTGGCATACGAAAACCTTATTCGCATGCCTATGCGGTTCTATAACCCCCACGGCGAGGGCGGAGGACCGGTTACTGCTGATACGCCCTCTTCTATTGTTGATTTCTTCTGTGAAGCCGAGGACGCCGCGTATAAGTGCCTCCTTCGGTACACTGATCTTCACCCCTTTGTCCTCGGTACTCTTCAGTGGCGGGCGCGAGGCCATGTGTTGAAGTATCTGGAGGGGGCTTCCCTTGGCCTTCATAATGACAATGACTCCAACACGATGATCATTGATGGGCAGAGGTACTTTGCCCAGCGAGATATCGCCCTGCACCAAACGGTTAACGCAATACTTTACCTCAATGACGACTACGAAGGTGGTGTGTTCCGGTTCCCCGTAGCCGGCGTAACCCTAAAGGCCGACAGGGGCGACATAGTGTTTTTCCCCGCAAACTACGTTGGTACCCATGGGGTATCCCCGGTCACGAGCGGATCACGTTACGTGTATCTAGTTGAATACGGCAATGGGGGACACCAGGTCTTTGAAATTGCGGAACCAGCAAGCGGTGGGGAGTGGGGACCTCCGGCGTATATGCCGTTTGTTCGACAGGACTACGAGGCTCTGGTTAACAGTGGCTTATCCCACTATGACGATTCTGATGAGGTAAAACTAGGGCTGTTTGCCTCAACGCCACTAAAGCAGAACCGTATGCCCGAAGGGCCTGCAGAGGGTACGCTTATACCCTACGACTAACTGACTGAGGCATCGTCTACTTCAATGGGGTTGCCGAACATAACATCAATCTTCTCCGGCCACATCAACCAGTCGCGCCACTCTGAGTCGATCAAATCGCCAAGAGACGCCAACACGAAGGTTTTAGCCCGCATCCAGAACATCGCCGAAATGTAGCGTTCTCCCGACGTGATCTCACTTACGCCGTGTCCATATTTGTGAGTTGATGGCCATGTAATTAACATCCCGGCCTTAGGCTGAATCCAGTCCCCTTCCCCGAACCGTACTAGCCCGCCTTCATAATCATCATTGAAGTACAGGACGGTCTGCATATCGTGGAGACCCGCTGGGTATGGAGAGTTTTCTCCCGGTCGTCGTGTTTCTTCCCGTAATTGAAGCACTTCACCGTCACCGTCTCTCGAAAAGTCAAAATGCCATCCGATGGAGTCCCCTGTTTGGTATTTCCTAAACGATGGGGTGTGTAACACCACAAGAGGTTCTTCATAGATAGTCTCCAGGTAACTACATACCTTTTCTAGAAGTGCGTGGTAAGCGTCGAGATAGTGATCCGAATAAACTATTGATTCTGATGTCATGAATCTTCCACGACCCGCTTCGAGGCCACCATCCCATGATTGTTCGTCATGGAATAACGTAAGCCAGAAGTCAATCTCGTCCCTAGATAAGAAGTCAGGGATAATCCGAAGATTAGGAGTTATGATGTCAGACGACTTTTTCATCCTGCAGACTCCCTCTGATGTCGTTCTTCTTTGACAACCTTTCCAGGCTCCATAGTCACTTCCACGTTGAAGGCCGTCCCCTCTAGTAGGGAGCGCAACACCCGGGATCCGAATCCCTGGGCATAGATAGTCCGCTCTGTCGTGAAACCCTCAGGTTCTGGGATCGGATATCCGTAGATCCCAGCATCAACGTACGAGCACACGTTGATTAGAAGTTGCCTAATGGTATCAGCATCGTGCTGGGGCATCGAATTTGCCTCGACAAAGAACCCCTGGAACCACACGTCCTTGGCTTTCTGGGCAATGGCCATATAACCACCCCCAGAACAAATACTGATGACCATGTCCGCCATGTGGAACACGTCCTCTTCCGATGGCAAGTCTGCGATCAGCAGTTCCCTGGCCCTACGCTTTGTTTCCTCTGATCTGTTTACGGTAGAGGTAATGACCGTATGGCCCTTTTTCTTGAGTTCCGCGGCAAGGGATGACCCCATCTTTCCCATATGCAAAATGCCGATAACCACCCGTTACCTCGCTTTGTATCCGTCTAGCATGTATACGTTTGTCGATATCTGAGCCGCTTGGGGATTAAGCAGGGGGTCTTCGACATGTTCACTAACTTTAGGGTTGGGAGTACCCTGGCAGTACCAGCCTAAATATGAGTATCTCCAACCGGCAGTAATCGGCTGAACTTCATGGGCCGCTACGTAATTCGACGGGAAAAACAAGATCTGGCCCTTTTTGGGCTTGTGGGTTAAGTTGAGGTAGCCAAAGTGGTGGTGACCACCCGTGAAGTTGGTGCCGTCTAGTTCTTCCTCGGTATCGACGCAGTCATTGAGGTATGCAACTACAGACACGGTATTACGTGTGGCGATCTGGTCAGTTGGGTGGGGCTTTCCGTACTCGTACTCTGTGGCAACGTCGGCGTGCATGCCGAGATATGACCCAGTCGGGTATGCCACGATATGGCTCTTTATCTTCCACCAGATACATGTGCCAGCGATGGGGTACTTGTTGAGGTAGTCCTGTAGGCAGGCGTCTCGCCTATCCTCAATATGGTTTAGGACTTTAATGACCTCAGGGTCTGTGTCCTGGTGAATTGCTGACCCGCGCCATGGCATAACATCGATAGAGGAGGTCGAGAAGAAATACCCGCTCTTATTGATGTACCCCATTTCCCCTGTTATTGGGTTCTGTCCGGGGGTGTACATGGCATCCCGCTCTCGCTTCAGCACGGTGGTGCAATAATCCCGCATCCATGCCCAGTCAATATCGAAGACGTTGTCGTATAGGACAACCCCACCGCCCAAGTCTTCACCGGTCATGTTTGTACTCTCCCAGATCGAGCATGTATGAGATGTAGTCGTGTATCCGCTCGATAACACGCTTACGATCCTCGTCGTTCTCTAGGTGATTGAAGCACCCGTACACTGTGTCTATGGCAAATTGGACCAGGAAGTCTTCCGTTGGTTCTTGGTTGTATTTAAAAAATGACAGATTGCGATAACTCCAGGGTCGCTCCTGTAGTGGTTGATGCTTGAACCAGTCGGGGTAGTGCCAGGAATGCCCTGCGTGGCGCATGTCGGGGTGGATACTCAGTAGCCCTTTAATAAATTCCATCGGAGTGGATGTCTCAGGGTCAACCCTCTCATTAGTAAGAAGATCGTCAGAAAGCCTGAGACCCCCTAGGACATCGCCGTTCTTGGACACTACTAGAATGTGATCACTGTTTAGTGGCTCGTTAAAGAACCTGTCGGCGTACCGGTGTAGGTGCCTGTACAGTTCAGGGCGATCTTCGGTGATTACTTCTACCGCAAACTCCTCATCATCTTGAAACACCTGAGTAAATCGGTTGAACGAATCAGTAACCATATGTGTGGTTACCACCACCGTCACCTTCTGGTATAGGTGTTCTAGTCCGGGTAGTCCATATATACCGTGTGTGAACACGAGCGGGATATGGTCTGGGTTGGGGCCGCTGGAGGTGTCTCGCTCAACCCCTTTAAAGATGTTGGTGTCTCCAAAATCGGGGTTTAACTCGGGACAAAATGACGAATCATAGAAGGGCCGTTCTGCACCGATATGCCCGCGATTAAAAACCCGCTGACCACGATTCCATCCAGGGCTAAACGAGTGGATTAAGCACCTGTTATCCCAGACCAGCACGTCACCCTCAGACCACTCCCATGACCACCAGTTTGACCTATCGAGAAGGTATGTATCGATATGCTCTTTAAGTTTCTGAAACCAGCCCGTATCCTCCCCTACTAGGCGAGTATCACCGCCACTCCAGTACAGTGACGTTTCCCCTGTTACGGGGTGCGTTCGGAGGGCAGGGTGACGTGTGCCTGAAAGCCCCTCAGACCCCGTCCAACACTCAAACTCCGCAGTTTGCAGTTGTTCCTGGATGCTCCCCGGTAGTGACCCATATAGGTCGATCAGGCTAGCCAAATGTGTTTGTCCACGTTCCTTGGGGCATGTAAACGTAGTCATATGCATTGACAACAGGGAAGTTGTGTAGTCAAAGAACGAGTGATCAAGATGCCAGTTTTGGTGAATGAAGTAATCTCTATTAGTCCAGTTCTCCACGTTGGCTATCGTCGAGTGGTTTTGCCCTTCTGTTACTAGGGGATTCAACTCCTGCGAGGTATCCCCGGCATATAGAGTTTTTAATAGTTCGGCGTGCTGCTCTACAGTGGGGCTTAAGCCAATAAACCCAATGGCTTTGTGCTTAGCGAATATCTCGGAGAAGTAGCCCTTGCTGTTGTCTACCTCGGTTATGCCCCTGATCTTAAACCCCAGGTTGCCCAACTTTAGCCCTAGGGCTATTCCGCCTTTAATTGCCACGTTGGCTCCTTCAGGGGCTCTAATCGTTCGTGTTTTGGGCCGATCCGTCGACCATTATGGTCTAGGCCAGTTCTTATTGTACCCATCCATTTCCACGGCTCGTCAACTCGTTGCTGTTCTTTGACCTTGCGGTATTCCTGGCGTTCTGCTATGAGCGTTTCGTTGTCCCATATGTTGTCAACCACAAACTCAACAGATGGCATCAAGCGCGTATCGTATATCTGGAAGAACATAAAGGGTTCCCCCGCCTTGAACGTCACTGGCTCGTTGATTTTTGTAATCTTCCAGTTCATATTGAATTCTTCAGGCCACCAATAGGGGATAGAACCAGACAGTGGCACTGCCCCATCCACAAAGTAGTTAGGAGACCCCGTTATCCAGAGCGCATAGTGCTCCGGTAGAGTAAACGCCCACGCCGTGGGGATAGACAACATGCCGGTGATCGTCGCAATCGTTATGTCTCGCTGGTACTCGTCGCCTTGTGGGCTGACGAAAGTACAGGTTTGACCACTCAGTATTTTTGGTGGGTGCATACTCCCGTCGTACTGTACGACGATGTCTTGCTGAAGTAACAACTCCCATCCGGCGATGTTGGCGGTTGCGACGGGTAGGCAGGTGTAGGCGTGACGATGGTAGGTGTCATCCATCCAGTCACGTTTGGGATGAGCGCGCCTAATCACCGGGGGATTAGGGTGCATCATCGTGACCCTAGCCTTCATTGGCTACTTTATGCTGATGATTTCGGTCGTTGTAATCGTACATTGTTACTGCTGAGTACTTGGTGCCCGTAATGACCGGGAGCGACGCATGAGCGTAGACGAACGTGGACGGGTGGATAATTACATCGCCCATCTCCGGCTTAAACTTAACATCGAAATATGGGAGGATGTACTCGCCGCCTGTGTACCCCTCATTGAGGTACCCAATGGTGGAAACGACGCATGAGTATGAGTACCCCGAGTCAGGATGGATGGAGAAGTGCTGTCCCTCCTCGTACCGAACAAAGTTCGTGGCCTCCTCGTAGTCCAACTTGAGATTGTTGTATAGCCCTGAGTAGTGGGCCAGGCATTCACGGACACCCGTGATTACCTCGGTGTAGATCTTGCCCAGTTCTTCATACCCAGGTTCAATGATGGGCAACTCCGCCTCGCGGATCTTGTAGTCAGAGCAGTTGCGGTAATCAAGCATCAACTCGGTGTCACCAACGGTTGCTACATGCCATGAATACCTATCGTGGTTGCTCTCAGACAATACGTTCTCAAGCCTCTCGGTGAAGTTTGAGTCTTTAGGCCACACATTCTTGTATAGGACGATTCCTGAGTACTGGTGGCCAATTACGCCTGCTACATCCATTTTGTTCCTCGCTTTATTCGGATATAAACTCGTCTACGTGCGACGATAGTATACGGCAAGACAATTTAATCCCAAATTGTTTATTTAACTTGTCTACGGTGAGATTCGTCATTTTACGTGGCTTGTGGCTTGGGGCGCCCCCCTCGGTGTAGTGCTGGGGCCACCACGGGAAGGGTTTTCCTAGAGCATCGCGCTCACCCGTCAAGAACCCATTGCCAAACCTCTTAACTTTAGTTCCGGTCTTATCGATTAGGAACTTTGTGAAATTTCCTGTTATGGGCTGTACGCGCCTCTTTACTGCCGTGCTGCTATTCTCCGGCGGTCCCAATGGACTGTTTACCCAAGGAACATATTCGTCGTGGTATGGCACCCCATCAGGACGGATATCTGCAATGTCATACCCGGTCAGCAACTTCCAGAGCGGGTGGAGGTCCTGGAGTACTTCCCCGTTGGGGACCCATTTGGGGTCATACACGTGCTTGTCAATACGCCCTGCGGTCAATTCGGAGTACCTAAACGTAGTACCGTAATGGTGGGACCCATAATCCCTGGACAGTTCTCCAGGCGTACAGTCCAATTCATGCACGTCTATGTACTCCTGTAGGCCGTTACTGAACTCAGGGTAACCATGGCAGGTGAAGTCGTCAACAACCACTGCTATGACATCGAATAGTGGGTTGTCTAGATACTTATGATGTATGTACTGAAGGTGCTGGTGTTGGGGTATATTCCCGCAACCTGCGGCGACATTAAAAAGCAACGTCACCTTCCCTAGCCGATCAGTGAGGAGCGGCTCTCCTGTTCCGGCTTCAGCCAGGTCTACCTCATACACCGATTTGTCTAGCGTGTATTCATTAGGGCGAACATTCAGCACGCTCTCTATGTCGGATGGCGCAGGGATGCGGGATAACGGAGACTCGGTCATAGGGTCTTTGTAATTGTGTAGAACGCCGGAGTGGTCCAACGCTCACCTCTTGTAATACGGCGCACTCCGTGGAGATAGTGGATGTCACCTGGGTGGGCGATAGCCATGCCCGGCTCGATCTGTAATTCGATCCCGTGCTGTGGGTAGTACAACTGGCCTCCATCGAAGTCAGCGTTCCAGTAGAAGATGGAGTTGATGTCGTAATTTAGAAACGGATTGGGCGACCCGTCATTGAGTTGCTTATCAGCGTGGGGCGCCTGCTCTGTCCCCGGCAACCACCGTACCAACGTGGGGCTCCTACGGGATAGTTCAACCTTGAACCGCCCCTCTAGGTATGTCTTCATTTTGAGGACATAGCGATCAATGATTTCGTACAGTTGATCACCAATCTCATCTTGGGCTAGTAGATCACTGCAGACGCGCTGGTGCCAATACGAAGAGTTGTATATGCACTCTCCGTGGTCATTGAACATGTCTTTTCCAGCATCATCCCACTTGGTAATTCGGGCAGACAACCGCTGGACGGCCCCCACATCTTCTGCGTCTATAAAGTTGCGCAGTACCACGATGTTACTAGCGGAGTCCCCAAAGTGCCCAGGCTCTACCAGGGACTCTTCAGTTGTCATTGAGTTCATGTCAGAATGCTGGTGGGAAAAATGGAGGAAAGAACGGAGGGAAATGGGGTGGGAAGTGGGGAGGAAAGAACGGAGGGAAATGGGGCGGGAAGAACGGAGGGAAGAACGGAGGAAAGTGCGGTGGGAAAAATGGTGGGAAGTACGGGGTGGCAACGGTGTAGTCGATAACTACACCAAGCGGTACCGCACTGTTAGCCGTTTCGACTTGAGAAATGACTTTATCTAAATTACCAGTGCCCTGTGCCCCATCAGCGTCGTCAATAGAACTGTAAGTTACCGACCCAACAATAAATCCGGCGTTTGTTACCTGCGTAGCGGCGTTTGACTCTGTCTGCCCAACTAGGTTGGGGACTGTTCCCTTTGGTAGATCTTCTCTTGCGGACATTGTTTACACCTTAATATCGCCGGACAACAACCACGTATCTGTCGAACGCTTACGAAGCGTAGCAGTCGACCACTGGGAGCGCAAGCGGTAGCCAATGGGGGTGTTGATGGTAACCCCAGACCCAGCGGCGATGGTGACCTCGCCTGTGTTAACGCGTACGAAGGTAATCACCGCACCGACAGGGAAGTCCGATGTCGATGCGGGAGGGATAGTCATCGTGAGGGCGCTGGTGGAATTGACCTCGATGACGTAGTTCTTATGTGTGGTGGCGTCTAGTGTGGTGTTAGCCGTTAACGATGTGTAGCGCTCAGGCAAGGACGTATCCGCTGGGAGCGACAGGGAACTGGTAAAGGTACCGCTAGTTGCGTAGACACCACCCACCTGAAGGTCACCGACTGTCCCCGAGAATACCTCTGCCGTGTTAGTAGCATCGGGGATAAAGGTAAATCGTCCAGTACTATCGTCGTACCCGAAGAACCCCGTCTTAGCGCTAGTGCCGTCATGCCAGCGGAACTCAACACCACGATCCTTGTTATCGTCGGATTCGGGGGCAGTATCCCCGCCTACGGTGATAACGGGGTCGTCAACGGTAATAGTTGTGGAGTTCACCGTGGTTGTTGTGCCACTAACAGTTAGATCACCGTCAACAGTTAAGTTAGTAAACGTTGGGCTATCGGAAGACCCAATGGCCTGACCGATAGCAATAGTGGGGGTTGCCCCCTCGCCAGAGTTATTTGTGAGCGTGACACCAGTGCCCGCAACGAGGGACTGCACATAGTCGCCAGTCGTATCCGTGCCTAATGTTATCGGTAAATACGGTAATGACACCCATGAATCGCCATCAAAACGCCATGTTAGCCCACCTGATGTGTGGGTGTCGTTGACGGATGGGCTGGAGGGGAAATCAATAGCCATAATACTATGGTACCAGTCCGAAGGCGGCTGATACCTCATCGGCAGTCAGCCCAAGTGCTTCCAACTTGGCAATAGCCGAGGCCTTGGCTGCGGCGGCCTGCGCTTCGGCGGCTTCACGGGCGATGCGTTCATCCTCGAACGCCACCAGGTCGGCGTCACGTTGGGCGACTTCCTCAGGAGTTGCGTCGCGTGTTTCGGTGCGTCCGTCGGGATATACCGTTGTAACGGTGAAAGTTTCCATTGTTATTTCTCCTTTATTGGTTGAAGCCAAAGACAGTTAGCAGGCCCGTAAAATTGCCCGCTAAAGTCCAAAAAAAAGTCAGCCCATCATAGGACGTAGACAAATTATGAGTTCCTGCCCTATCAATAATTTCAGCACTAACATAATCTTGCGCGCCCACATAACGCATTGCTGTTGGTTGCGTTAAATTTGGGCCGAATAAATAGATTGTTGAGCCTGCACGTTGGGTGTTGTAAACATCAGCAACAAAGAAAAAATTTGTCAAATTACTTCTCGCACCAGTTACACTTGTGCCATCCGCATCCAAAGTTTGGTAGACATAATTTGAGGCTGTTGCATCGGTGCCAGCATTTCGCAACCGTGCTATCATATTTATATTTGCTGTTGAGGATAGACGTACCGTCACCATGTAGTTGTCGTAGTCGCTCGTGAACACACCATTCAACGACAACGACGTACACGCACTAAACACCACCGACCCGTCAGCGTTGATAGACGCAGACGTACCGCTATAGGCAATCGAGGAGGGTGTCATTACCACAAGACCGTTCGTCATTACTTCCTCATTCCATACACCGCAACACGACCCGACGTACCTAAATATAGGTTGATACTGAAACCATCGTATGCTGTAGACAGTTCGTGAGTACCTGCGTTGTCCTGAATATCTGGGTTACGGCATACGGTCACAGACCTGAAAGCCGTTGGCGTGCTGAGATAAGGAGCATATATATCAATAATCATTCCTCCAACGCTAGAAGTATTGATACCAGAAATAGTCCATGAACCCTGCGTTGTGACGCGTTCACCAGAAACTGTTGATGCGGCGGCCTCTAGTTTCTGATGGTTGTAATCGGTGGTTGCTGTAGAATCTGTTCCTGATGCGCGCAAACGCATTGTAATGTCCCCACCACCAACGCTAATTGCGCCATGCCTAATTACAATTCTGTAGTTGTCGTAATTCGCAGAGAACACCCCGTTCAGACTCAGCACCGTACACGCCGAAAACGTAACCGAGCCGTTCGCACTAATCGACGCTGACGTTCCCGTGTACGCAATCGACGTGGGTTTTAGGAGAATCAAACCGTTCTTACTCATGCGCCCACCAACCCATACACCGAAACAAGACCAGTCATTTCATTACCTGTTGTTGGTGGGAAAATATATAAACCATCGTAACTATTGCTCAAACTGTGGGTTGAGGCACGTTCGGCGATGCGAACATCTGTGCCAGAACTTACGGTTACGCCCGTGTTTCTTGTCGCAGTTGGTTGTGCCAAAAATGGGCCGTAAATGTTGGCGGTGTAACCACTCCATTGAACATCGCTAGTACTTGCTAGAACAAACGACGTCTGCGCCAATGACCTCTGCGCATCAATCGTTGTGCCTCCAGCGCCAATTCGTTGGTTTGTGTAAGCAGTTCCCGACGCTGGGGTACCAGAACTCATAAAACGTCCATTTAGAATATTGTATTGTGTGTTATTTGAGCCGATTACAACCATGTAGTTGTCGTAATCCGCACTAAACACGCCGTTCAGACTGAGCGACGAACAGGCCGTGAACTCGACCGACCCGTTCGCCCCGATACTCGCAGACGTACCTGTGTACGCAATCGACGTAGGAGTGAGCAACACCATGCCACCCAACTCCTCGGCAGTAACACCTCCGCCAGCGACTGTTCCGAGAAACGAATTAGTGATACCTAAAGTCACGTTGTCAATGCTCCAAAAAGAATCCAGGTATCCGTGGCCGTTTTTAGACAGCACGCCGAAGCATATTGCCCGTCGATCATTCTGTCGTTGGCCTTGCTGTTAATCGTTACACCAGACGCAGGCGAGAAAGTGACTGCCCCAGCACCACCAGCAATCACAACAATCTGAGTGCCAATAGGGAAGTTCCTCCCTACGTCCTGTACGCGTGCGATTTTGCTGCGTGCAGTACCGCCTACGCTAGAGAACGAACCTCCGATAAGAATCTTGCCGTCAGATTGAAGGGCTACGGCAAAGACCCAATCCATCTCTAAGTCTGTATCTAAAGTCCCATCAGAGTTCAAGCGTGCTGCGCCCATAAGACCGACGATAAGAATCTTGCCGTCTGGCTGAATGGCTATGGCACGGACACCATTGCTAGCACTATAAGTAAAACCTGTGTCTAAAGTTCCATCAGAGTTCAAGCGTGCAATATAGTTACGTGCAGTACCGCCTACTGAGGTGAAATCACCGCCGATAAGAATCTTGCCATCAGATTGAAGGGCTACGGACATGACAGTACCATTAACATTGGGGTCACCAAAACCTGTATCTAAAGTTCCATCGGAATTCAACAGTGCGACCCGGTTGCGTGTAGTGCCACCCATGGTGGTGAACCAACCACCGATAAGAATCTTGCCGTCAGACCTAAGGACTATGGAAGTGACTTCGTCATCACCATTAAGGTCGCCAAAACTTGTATCCAGAGTTCCATCAGAATTTAAGCGCGCCATATAGTTACGTGTGACACCGCCAAGTGAGGTGTAGTAGCCACCGACAAGAATCTTTCCGTCGGGCTGAACGACTATGGAATCAACCTGGTCATCAGCATTAAGGTCGCCAAAACTTGTATCCAGAGTTCCATCAGAATTAAGGCGTGCGATACGACCGCGTGCGACGCCACCCACGGTAGTGAACGCACCGCCGATAAGAATCTTTCCGTCTGGCTGAATGGCTACGGCAAAGGCATCATTGTTAACATTGGGGTCAAATCCTGTATCTAAAGTTCCATCGGAATTTAACAGTGCGACCTTGTTGCGTGTAGTACCGTTTACGGTAGTGAACGAACCGCCGATAAGAATCTTGCCGTCAGACCTAGGGACTATGAAAGAGACATCAAGATTAAGATTTGGATTAAAACTGTCTGCTCCAAGGCCTGAGTTTGTCGGAACAGTAACCGTGACAGGGCTAGCATTTGTAGCCGTAATTACCTTGCCAGCATCATCAAGTTCAAGGGTGTAAGTAGTACCGGTTTGGGCATTCAGCCCAACTGACTTTCTGTCAGACCATTTTAATCCTGATGGTTCACCACTGTCTGCTTCAAGTACATAACCGTTTGGCCCAACAGGAAGGTTGTCGATCGTATCATCCGCTGTACCCACCAAGAGATCGCCCTTGGCATCAGCAATATTTGTGCTCAAAAGATCAGCGTCCGACACCGCGGTATTAAACTCGGCCAACGTGCCGGTCACCGTGTTATCGGCCAGATCAATCGTCTTGTTAGTAAAAGTTTGCGACCCCGTCAACGTCACATCGCTACCACCAGAACCAACAACTGACGTGTAGGCGTCTACCCACTGAGATGAGTCTGTATCCGTGTAATAAACCTTTAGTCGACCGGTGTCTGACTCCCACCACAAGTCCCCTGTAGACGGCGACGATGGGGCGGTATCGCTAATGGTAACGGTGGCCCCAGGGTCTACCCACTCAACACCGTTTGTTGCAGAAGCGTTGGCTTTTAGGATATACCCGTCAGTCCCCACGGAGAGGATCGCTGGAGTACCAGACGACGCGCCCACCACTAAATCACCAGTGGCAGTTATGATGGATTTCTGGATAGTGCTTGTTAGGTCTACTGTCGATGTTTCCTTATTGGTAACACGCCCATAGGAGTCGACTGTTATGTCCGATACGAACGACGTGGTATCTGACCCGGCTGATGTGGT